AAATGGATTACCCCCAACTGGTGTTGTTATCACCACTGGGGGTATTGCTGTAGTTGCTACTACATCTGCACTGCTTGCTAAACCATTCGCTGACATTCTTCTAAAGGTAATCAAACCTACAGTGAAGAAAGTTTTAAAGAAGGTTGCTTCTATTCGGGGGAAGAAACTAAAGGTCTTGTCTGTAGAGGACCGCCGAGCAGAACAGAGGGATCGGAATCAAGCGATTGCAAAACTTCGGTCTGTGAAGGCGAAGACGAAGAAGTAGGACTAGGGATTGAATGCCTATGCTGTTTGATTGTAGTCACGTTCTGCACTACGACATCAGCACATATTTTATAGTAAGGGCTGTTAGGGTGGAAACTAATTCCATCCTTCATTAGTGTTCCGCAATTCTTAAGTCTTGCAATCTCAAAGTCCAATCTTTTGTTGGCAGTTATTTGCTGCATCATCTCAATGTTAGAAGCAGCTGCTTCCTTACAGAGATCTTGTAATTTTTTATCGGTAGGTGTGCTCCATGTCATAGAGAAACCTACACCTAGACTATAGTTATCTTTCTGTCCAGTTCTAGTTTTTTTATGGAAGAGGATGTCACCTGGATTATCAATCAAACCATCTTCATCTAGATCACTGACATCATATACTGGATCATTATAGTAAGGTTCGTATGGTTTAGATGCTGATGCACTACCAGTTACATACGGGGTGAAGTTGCGAGTGGGACCCTGACACTGTATACCTCCACCGTAGGTGTTTGTAATATATGGTCCCTGAAGGACTTGAATAGCTTGGTTTGTAACGGAGCCTGAACTATTAGCCACAGGAGAAGCAGTAGCAGACACACCACCAACAGTTTCAGCATAAGAAGGGTTCGCGAATAATAATGTTATTGGGAGAAGATACTTGTAGTATCGGTTACGCTTGTAACCTCTGTGGTTCTGTTTATAATTGTCTGATTGCTTAAACCAGGTCCTTGATAAGTTTCTGTGAATTGAAACGCTTGTCCTGGTATCGTCTGTGTGAATGTAGGTTTGTTTGTTACCCCAGTCCATGATGAAGTCACTCCATTAATAGTTACATTTGTGGAACCAGTGCCAGGTGACAGGTTCCCATTAGCGGTAACGCCATTACCAGTAGCAGAATACTGATACCCAGTATTATAATCCATGCTATTTATTGTCTCAGTTATCGTCTGAGTGGTCTCCGTCCTGCTGGTCATTGAGCCCTGTGTGAAATTTGGGACTACGGGGACCGCCAGGGCAGCTACAGGTATGGCACTTGCAACCGCCGCACTTATCGCAGACCAACGAATCATAGTATTCATTGCGATCCTCCTTAGTCAATTACAGTGATCTCACTTACGAATTGTCCAGTTGCAGTAGTACCAGCTCCACCAGCTGTCACCGTAAGAGCACCTGTAGAAAGTACAGTACCTGCTAGAGAACCAGCAGAACCAGCAGTGTAAGAAGTTACATTACTGAAGTTAGGAACATCTCCTACAGTAGGAGCAGCAGTTGGGATAGCATCACCTTGAGTAAAGGAAGTGCTGTAAGAGAATGACTCTCCGTTAGTTGCCGAAAGTTGACTTGCAGAAATCGTACCAGGAGAATATACTCCACTGGTAATCGTGCCAGTTGAAAGTACACCAGCGGTTGTTCCATCTGAGGTGCCAACATTGGTGCCTGAAATACTATAGGAGTTGCCTACTCTTACGGCAGTTGATCTAGCAGCGTCAACAGTTAGTTGAACACTAGAAGATTGTGAACTCACTAATCCACCTGCTTGAGCAGCCGAGGCAGATATTAAAATCATTACGACAGGGATGAGTTTTTTCATCGTAGTCTATCGTTAGTTTGTCATTAGTATTTAGTGTTTGGATAACCGTACACAGTGTACATTTATTCGGTCATAAATAAATTTGGTTGCCTTCGGGGACCACACAATTCACACTCGCTTTATAAGGAGTAGATACATGACTGGACTGAGAAAGTTCACGGCAAAAGATATGAATGCCGTGGTAGATGCTGTTGAAAGATATAGTATTGGACTAGATGATATTGTTTATAGACTACATTCATATGGAATTGGTAGTGTAAACGATGCATATCCTCCATACAATCTGGTGAAAGAATCAAACATCAAGTGGCGCATTGAAATGGCACTTGCTGGATGGTCACCAGATGCGGTAGAAGTGTCCACTGAATCAAATGTATTGCTGATCAAATCCAAAGCACCACATCAACATACTGATCCTGATCACGAGTATGTTCACCGTGGAGTCAGCACGAGAACATTTGCTAGGGGATTCAACCTTTCAGATGATGTAGAAATTGGGAAGGTCTCTTTCCAAGACGGACTACTTGTGATAGAATTACAGAAGGTCATTCCCGATCACCAGAAACTAAAGGTTTATGAAATCCAAAGTTCTCAACTACCTGAAAGTGATAGTGTGCCATCCAGCGACACACTATAATCTGATTACGATTGGAATCCTGATTACAATAGGAGCATTACATAACCATGCTCACTACGCAATGAATATGGATGCAGATTCTTATGTTAGACAGTGGTGTAGATCATCAGCAGAAAACAAAAAGACCTGTATCCGTTATGGCGGACCCATGGACTACTGAATAAGTATACCTTATCATACCTATATGATATCGTCATTGGAGTTCGGTCATCTTGACAGATAATCCAACTCCTGTTATACTAAATACTTGCTAGCAATTCATTGCGAGTTGTTACAAAAACGAAGACTAGTCGGGTCTTCTATCATCTGTGGGTTAAACTCCACAAGCAAATAAATTTTAAACAAAAATGATCAAATCTGTATTCGCAGCAACCGCTGCCCTTTCTGTCTCTGCTGGTGCCGCTTTCGCTGGCCCCTACGTTAACGTGGAAGCCAACTCTGGTTTCACGGGATCCAGCTACAATGGAACCGCGACTGACCTGCACGTGGGTTACGAAGGCGCTATTGGTGAGAACGCTTCGTACTACGTCCAAGGCGGCGCTACTGTAGTCTCCCCTGACGGTGCTGAGAGCGACACCGTTCCTTCTGGCAAGGCAGGCGTTGGTATCGGTTTGACCGATGCTCTTGGAGCATATGGCGAAGTCTCCTTCGTTGGATCAGGTGACGACAACGTTGACCGTGGTTACGGAACGAAGTTGGGTTTGAAGTACTCCTTCTGATAAAACCTCCTATATACTAGGAACTGAAGAGACTCCCTTAGGGGGTCTCTTTTTATTGGAGAAGTAATGAATTTTTACTATAACTGTTCTCCTCCAGGATATTCTGGTGAAAGAGAAATCTTGACAGTAGAACTTCCCTCGTATATGATGGAAGATATCTTGGAGTATGCTAGAAATGTGGCATATCAAAATGATACCCACACATCCAAAGTCTTAAAGAACATCGTAAACGAAACAATTAGTACTATTAGTCATAAAAATTATGTCCGTAAAAATCGCAAGACTAAGAAACGGTGAGGATGTCATTGCAGATATCAAAGAGGTAAGTGCAAAAGACGATCCCAGTAAAACTGCTGTTGCATTTCAATTCAATGAACCTTATAGTGTAATCTTAGAGGACAGTGAAGAGATGGAGATGGCGATGTGGGGAGAGGGATTGATTGATGATGAGGAAATTGAGGGTGATGATGAGACTGAACTCCTCTCAGAAAATGAGGAAGAAGCAAAACAACCTACTCTCATTCTCTATCCTTGGTGTCCCCTCTCAAGAAATCGTGAGTTCTTCTTACGAATTGATGAAGTAGTAACAGTGTATGACCCACATACTCAAGTTGCTGATCAGTATACACAACTCCTAAAGGATAAACAGAATGTCAGTGAAAGTAGTTCTACTTAAGAACGGTAATCTTGATGATTATTTAATTGGTGATGTTGAAGAATTAGATGAAGAACCGTCATGCTTCATTGAAAAATGCTACAGAATTATAGATGGCAATTTGGAAGAGTATCCCCAGTATGCGGACCAACGTGATCTCTTCTTGACATCTGACTCAATCTTTAGTATAGTGGATCCAAGCCCCGAGATCCTGAAGAAGTACAAGTCCCTGTGAGTTTCTACACAAACGTCCAACTGATCGGTAATAATATTCTTTACCGAGGCATTGAGGGTGGAGAGAGAATTCAGTCACGTACTGAGTTTTCTCCCACTCTTTTTATTACCAGTAATAAGGAAGAGAAATATAAGACACTTACTGGTCGCTCGGTCAAACCTCTCAAGTTTGAAAACGCTCGTGAGGCAAGGCAGTTTGCTGCTAAGTATGAGGATGTTGAGGGTGTAGAAGTTCATGGATATGATCGTTTTCTATATCAGTTCATCTCCGAAAACTTTCCTGGAGAAATAGATTATCGTACGGACCAGATGAATATTCTGGCTATTGATATTGAGGTTGAGTGTGAGAATGGATTCCCTGATGCAGAGGCAGCAGCAGAGCGTATGCTCTGTATTACTGTCCGTGATATGAACTCTAAAAAGTTTACTGTCTGGGGTATCCGTGAGTTTGAGTGTGAGCATGAGCATTACATCTTCAATACTGAACATGAAATGTTGACTCACTTTATCAATTGGTGGGTGCAAAATACTCCAGACATTGTTACTGGTTGGAACTGTAACCTATACGATATTCCATACATCTGTCGCCGTGTGAGTCGTATCCTAGGTGAGAAGTGGATGAAATCTTTATCTCCCTGGAACAAGGTTGATGAGGAAGAACTGTTTATTCAGGGTCGTCGCAATATTCAATTTGATATTTGTGGAGTATCTATCCTAGATTACATGGACTTGTATAAGAAATTTACTTATACTAACCAGGAATCTTATCGTTTAGATCACATTGCATTTGTAGAACTGGGTCAACGTAAGTTAGATCACTCAGAATACGATAATTTTAAGGACTTCTACACCCGTGACTGGCAGAAGTTCATTGACTACAACATCATGGACGTGGAACTAGTGGACCGTCTTGAAGATAAGATGCGTTTGCTAGAACTTGCATTGACTATGGCATATGATGCTAAGGTAAACTTTGAAGATGTGTACTCACAGGTTCGTATGTGGGACACGTTGATCTATAATTATCTTAAACCCAAGAATCTCGTAGTACCCTCTAAGAAACGTGCAAACAAAGATGAAAAGTATGAAGGTGCTTATGTTAAAGAACCTATTCCTGGACTGTATAACTGGGTTGTCAGTTTTGACCTCAACTCCCTATACCCTCACCTCATTATGCAGTACAACATCTCGCCAGAAACGCTGGTTGAGACTAAACATCCCTACGCTACTGTAGACAAACTCCTTAAAAAGGAGATTGATTTATCTGGCGACTATGCAGTGTGTGCTAACGGTGCTCAATACCGTAAAGACATTCATGGTTTCCTTCCACAAATGATGCAGAAGATCTATGATGAACGAAAACTTTACAAGAAGCACATGCTTGCCGCTAAACAAGCTCTTGAAGATGCCACCACACCTGAGGAAACCCTGGCACTACAAAAATCTGTGTCAAGATTCAACAACATCCAAATGGCAAGAAAGATCCAACTCAACTCTGCCTATGGTGCCATCGGAAACCAATACTTCCGATACTTCAATCTGGCAAATGCTGAAGCGATTACTCTCTCGGGGCAAGTAAGCATTCGCTGGATTGAAAATGATATGAATGATTACCTTAACAGAATTCTAAAAACTGACGGTGAAGATTATGTTATTGCTTCTGATACTGATTCTATCTACCTCAATCTGGGTCCTTTGGTTGACCAAGTATACAAGGGAAGAGAGAAAACTGATGAGAGCGTTGTCACGTTCCTTGATAAGGTGTGTACGTTGGAACTTGAGCCGTTTATTGACCGTTCTTATCAATCCTTGGCAACGTACGCCAACGCCTACGACCAAAAGATGCAGATGAAGCGAGAGACTATCGCTAATAAAGGTATCTGGACTGCTAAGAAGCGATACATTCTTAATGCTTGGGACATTGAGGGTGTACGATTCCGCGAACCCAAACTTAAGATCATGGGTATTGAGGCAGTAAAGTCATCTACCCCTGCACCATGCCGTCAAATGATTAAGGACGGACTTAAGGTTATCATGCAGCAAGATGAGGAAGCCATGCAGAAGTTTATTGCTAAGTTCCGAGAAGAATTTAAATCTTTACCCCCAGATCAGATTGCATTCCCTCGTGGATGTAACAATCTAGGTAAGTGGTCCAATCCTGTAACCATCTTTAGTTCTGGAACCCCCATACATGTACGGGGATCTCTACTATATAATCATTATATCAAGTCAAACAAACTCACGTATAAGTATCCACTTGTTCGTGATGGTGATAAGGTAAAATACATTTACCTTAAGACTCCCAACAAAATTAATCAAAATGTAATTTCATTCATGGGTCAGTTCCCAAAAGAATTGGGACTTGACAAGAGTATAGACTATGACCTACAATTTGAAAAGTCATTCCTAGACCCTTTCAAGGTTATCTTGAACACCTTGGGTTGGCAGCCTGAAAAAATCTCAACACTTGAATTCTTATTTTCATGAACTTTTTACAAGACATAGTAAAGGACCTAGGCAATGAATACGCAGGACTGGTTAGCGATGGTGTTGCTGCAGGTGACACCAGTGGTTTCATTGATACTGGCAGTCATATCTTTAATGCTCTGGTATCTGGGAGCATCTATGGAGGTGTTCCTGGGAACAAGATTACTGCCATTGCAGGCGAGTCGTCTACTGGCAAGACTTTCTTTTGCCTTGGCATTGTTCAGCATTTCTTGGAGTCTAATCCGAACGCAGGTGTAATCTATTTTGAATCTGAATCTGCTATTTCTAGAAGCATGATTGAGGATAGAGGTATTGATTCCAATCGCATGATGATTGTACCTGTATCTACAATTGAAGAGTTTCGTACTCAGGCATGTCGCATTCTTGACAAGTACATGGAACAACCTAAGGATGAACGTCAACCTATGATGTTTGTCTTGGACTCTCTGGGTATGCTATCCACTAGCAAAGAGATGCAGGACGTTGCTGATGATAAGCAAGTTCGTGATATGACTAAGAGTCAATTGATCAAGGGTGCATTCCGTGTGCTGACTTTGAAACTTGGCAAAGCAGATGTACCTATGCTAGTCACTAATCATACCTATGATGTCATCGGCGCTTATCACCCTACAAAAGAAATGGGAGGTGGTAGTGGTCTGAAGTATGCATCCTCTACTATCATCTATCTCTCTAAGAAGAAAGAGAAGGATGGCACCGAGGTTGTTGGTAACATCATCAAATGTAAGGCACAGAAGTCACGTTTGACCAAAGAGAATAGTCAGATTGAGACACGTCTTTACTATGATCGTGGTCTTGACAAATACTATGGACTGCTAGAACTAGGTGAGCGAGCAGGGATGTGGAAGAATGTTGCTGGTCGTTATGAAATGAATGGTAAGAAAGTATATGCTAAGGCAATCCTGAAAGATCCAGATACTTATTTTACTGCCGAAGTGATGCAGGCACTGGATGAAGCAGCACAGAAAGAGTTTATGTACGGAGCATGAGACAACTAAAAGATTACGTTCGCACCTATGATGGGGCAGTCACTCCATCAATGGCAAAGGAACTTATTAAACTATATGAAAACAATGTAGATCTTCATGAGAAGTATGATCAAAATGCCCGTCCACAATTTACGCAGTTAAATTTTACCCAACTCTATCAGAGCGATAGAGGAGAGTATGCAGATCTTCATGGTAAACTACAGAAAATATTCTTAAATTACATTGATGTCTATAAGACTGAGATGAATATTGACTGGCAGTTCCAAAATGACATTGCATTAGAAGAGTTTCGTATCAAAAAATACAATCCATCTAAACTGTCTGAGGATCCTTGTGAGAAATGTGTGCAACCCAAGTCACCAGATCAGTTCAAAGAGCACGTAGATGTGCTAGACTATAACTCCTCTCGTAGATACCTCGCATTCTTCCTGTACCTCAATGACCCATCAGCAGGGGAGACAGTCTTTCCTCGCTGGCATCAGCACATCAAACCACAAACGGGTAAGTTGCTAATCTTCCCTCCCACATGGCAATACCCCCACATTGGCAAACCATGTAAGGTAAAACCAAAGTACATCGTCGGATCCTATCTTCACTACCTATGAACACTGAATTGCTAATTGTAAGCAACCTACTTTATACTGAAGATTACTGTCGTAAAGCCATCCCATTTATTGAAGAAGACTATTTCGTAGATAAGAACTGTCGTATTATTTTTCAAGAGATTGAAAAATATATAAATACATATAACCGTCTTGCCACTAAAGAAGTACTATTCATTGAGTTAGAGAATCGCACCGATCTCACTGATGAAGGGTTTGGCGACATCAGAAATTGTGTTGACAATATATCTTACGAAGAATCCAATTTGCAATGGTTGTTTGATACTACTGAAAAGTGGTGTCAGGAACGTGCTATTTACTTAGCACTGATGGCTTCAATTAAGATTGCAGACGGACAAGACAAAGATCGTGACAAAGGTGCTATCCCTCATATTTTAAGTGAGGCATTGGGTGTTTCTTTTGACGCTCATATCGGTCACGATTACATATCGGATTCCGACGAAAGATATGACTCCTATCACGAAGTTGAAGCGAAAATTCCCTTTGATCTGGAATTTTTCAACAAAATTACGAAAGGCGGTGTGCCTAACAAGACTCTTAATGTGGCACTTGCTGGCACTGGCGTGGGTAAATCATTGTTTATGTGTCACTGCGCCGCTGCATCATTACTACAAGGCAAGAACGTACTGTATATCACATTGGAAATGGCAGAGGAGAAGATCGCAGAGCGTATTGATGCAAATCTTCTCAACGTCAACATACAGGATCTAACATCTCTGCCCAAGGTGATGTTTGATAATAAGATTAACAATCTGTCTAAGAAGACTGAGGGTTCACTTATAATTAAGGAGTACCCAACTACTGCTGCACATAGTGGACACTTCCGAGCCCTTATTAATGAGCTTGCACTTAAGAAGTCATTTAGACCTGATATTCTTTTCATTGATTACCTTAATATATGTGCTTCCAGCAGATATAAGCAAGGTGGTACTGTCAATTCATATAGCTATATTAAGTCTGTTGCAGAAGAGCTTAGAGGACTGGCTGTTGAAACAAAAATCCCTATCTTTTCTGCCACGCAGACCACTCGTTCTGGTTATGGTAGCACTGACGTGGACATTACTGACACTTCAGAGTCCTTTGGTCTCCCTGCTACTGCTGATCTTATGTTTGCCCTTATTAGTACTGAGGAACTTGAAGGTATGAATCAGATTATGGTCAAGCAGTTGAAGAATAGATACAATGACGTGAATCTCAACAAGAGATTCTGCGTGGGTATTGACAGAGCGAAGATGCGGCTGTATGATGTGGAGCAGTCTGCTCAAAACAACATTGTGGACGCTGGTCACGGTAGTGACGAAGAACAGATTAACCTGGTTAAGACGTTCAACACAGGTAAACTTTCAAAACTAAATTTCTAATTATGTCTAAAGGATTCCAAGCAAAAGTGGAAGTCAAGGAAGAAAATATTACTTCAGAAATTCCCAAGGTAGACTATGATAAGTATACCGAGTTTGTAGATGAAGTTACTTCTGATGCAACAAAGTTCAGTGATTCTTTTCTAGAACGTTTTAGTTCTCTTGAAGATAACGGTGCTGATGTTCAACGTCTAATGACTGCTGCCATGGGATTGTCTGCAGAAGCAGGTGAGTTTACTGAGATCGTCAAGAAGATTTTGTTTCAAGGTAAACCCTATGATGCAGATAACATTGACCACATGAAGACCGAACTGGGTGATTGTATGTGGTACATTGCTCAAGCAATGATGGCACTTGGATCATCGTTTGATGAGATTGCACTGATGAATGTGAACAAACTGATGGCTCGTTACCCTGGTGGTGAGTTTGAAGTTACTCGTTCAGAAAACCGTAAAGAAGGAGACCGATGAAAAACATTATTATGAGTTTGCTAGCAGTAGTAGCAGCGATTGCTATTCCTGTGCAAGCAGAACCAATCACCGAAGAAGACTACAACACACCACATGCTATGGGGTGTATGCTCCTTGGTGAATGCACTGATGATGTAGTGAAAGTATACTCTATGCTTGATATCTCAAATAAGTATGCTAACACTGAAGAATTCACTGGCGTCACTGGTGAGTTCCATAACATCCTACACTCACTCAATCAAGTTGGTGTGAATGTATTCCTTGCTGACGATAAGTATTTCCCCAAAGGACATCGTGGGGTATACCATACTGTGAGTAACAACTTCTTCCTTAACAAGAAACACATGGGTCGTCCTGGTACACTGATGATGGTTATGCGTCATGAAGGATGGCATGCAGCACAAGATTGTATGGCAGGCACGATTGATAATAGTCTGATTGCTATCATCAAACCCGAGGATGAAGTTCCTATGATCTGGCGTGTGCTGGCAGAACGCACTTACCCTGAGTCTGCTGTACCTTGGGAAGCAGAAGCACAGTGGGCAGGTCGTACCGAAAACATGACAATGAATGCTCTCGCAGCATGTGCTGGTGGTAAAATGTGGGAGGTTTACGAACCTACTGCTCTTACTAGAAAGTATCTGGTAGACTTCGGATATATTAAAGAGTAATGTTTAGTCTCTGGATCCACCTACGAGCATTCTTTACTGTTGTAGTGGTGAGTTGTTCTCATCCTGTCAACTGGAAGCATTGCTATCGGGTGGACCAGTGGTTACTACCAGAGATAGTGCAGGGTTATAAACTGTGGACTGGAGAAGAGAAACCATATCAGATTGAGAAAGACTATATTGATAGTGCCAAGGCTAAATAATAATGGCGCTATAGAAAGATGAATGGCAACCTCTTACAACTTAAATGACAAGGCGGGTATAAAGAAGAAAGCACCTAAAGATTTAAAACCCACCATCACTGCAATGCTGGCTTCTCTTCCTAGAGGTAAAATGGGAATCTA